ACAGTTGCTATTCCTGCAAATTCTTGCAAATAGTATGTTGTAGATCCATCAGTATGAGATGCTGCTGTTGTGCCAACAGATCCTCTTCCGCTTCCAAGAGTAATAACTCCAGCACCGATAGATGCATCGGCTAAAGAAATTAACTCATTATCGATTAACAGATATTTTCCTGATCCTGTTGAAATACCCGAAGTTGATATTCCAATTTCAGTATCAGCAGCACCTAAGGTTTGTCCTCCAGACATGTCTAATTCTAGAGTATCAGACAAGTAATATGAGGTGATTTCTGTTCCTGCTGAAATAGAACCTGCAGAAAATCCTAAAGAACCTCTTTCTCCAACAAAACTAGTTGAACCTGCTCCAGCACCAATAAAATTAATGACCGAACTTTCAGAATTAAATTTATATACACCTCTTGGTTGATAATCTACAGAAGTTTCAGTTCCTGCAGTGCTTACATGACTCAATAATTTTACGGAAACTTTGTTCGCGGTTTCATCAACTTCGGTAATTATACCTTTAAAATATCCAGTTAGAGATGATGTAGTTCCTGCTCCGGCAACAACTGTTCCAGATGGGACAGTTTGAGAAACACCAAGACCTACAGATAGACCTGATACTGAATTTAAAGTTAATATTTGATCTGCTTTTGCATCGATAATTGCAACTTTAACTCCATTTGCCCATGAACCTGGATCTCTTGCTGCAAAAGTTATACCTGAAATTGTGTTTTCATCATAACCTTTATCATTATAATCTTGGGAACTTGAAATTTTTATACTTGATGCAGTTCCAGCCTTAGCATTTTTTAAACCATCTCCATCAGATCTTACAACCTGCAAAGATCCACCATAAGCTAAAAATGATGAAGCGGACATCCAATACTCATAGTGCTTATCTGTTGATGAAGGATCTCCGAATACTCTTCCGAGATCATCCTCATTTAATACAGTTGTTGGGGTATTGATTGGTCCTTTTTCAAATGGTCCGGCAATAGCACCTACACTATCAGATGTAGGGTCAATTCTACCACTAGTTAAATCAACTTCTCTTACTACAATACCAGGAGATGCTAAATTTAGCGGCATCTTTTCTCTCCTATGTTTCCAGAAATATCTATTTTTATTTATAAATTACTGCAATTACAATAACCTACCTGTAATCCCACATATAAGATCTATCACCATATTCATCCAAATTCCAAACTTCTAAGGGATTATTTTGGTCCTGTGAAGATGCTGACATCCATCTATCACCTGTTTCTTTTTCCACAAATACTTCCATATCTTCTAGCCCATCAGAAATAAATCCGAATGGTGCCATATCCTGCTCTATCTGATTTTTCTGCTCTTCATAAATTCTTTTACGGACATCATTATCCGTCATTTCTTTGAAATAGTCCTGTGCAACCAACCAAGAGAAGATTACAAGACACATTGCCAAATCATCATTACAACCCTCTTCTGCCTCAAAGGAGTTGTGTCTCTGTGCAAATGTGGTTAGTTCTGAAATAATGTCATAATCTACAGTGAGTAATTTATCATCTTCTAATAAAGTCTTTAAATTGGAGCATCCTAACTTTTTCACAGCAGCAGTCATTCTCACACCCAACTGTGATTTTTTACCGCTAAATCCAGATCCAACAATTTGACCAGCACGACCTCTCATCGCACACATAAGAACATTATCATATTCTAAGTCAAAGTGTAAAATATTTGCTACTTGGTCCCCAATATCATTAACTTCAACCAACAACCACGCATCATTATATCCCTTTGCTACTTCGTGAATAATGCTTGGAAATAGCATCGGTTTAATTTCATTATTCCTATACTTTGCTACTACCTTATATGGAAACTCTGTAATATCAAAAACAATAAATGCAGAGTAATCATTTCCAAGACCACGAGCAACATCAACCGTTATTAAGTAGTTATTTTGTTCTTTGGGATTTTCATATATATCTAATCCAGCATTTCTCCTGATTGGATCTTCATATACAAGATTTCTAAGTTTTGCTGGATTAATGAGAGTATTTGTGGAACCTAAAAATTGACAGTTAAATTCCACATTAAACTGCTGCTCTGAAGTATTAGCAATTGTTTGCTCTTTCCAAGCATCATCTCTACCTGGAACTTCAGACCAATGAACATCAGTCGGCACATATTCATTCTTACCTCTTTCAGCATCATGCCACATACGGTAGAAGTGATTCATACCGCGTGGCGTTGAAACTATAATAACTTTTGTGCTTTGTCCAGAAGAAATAGTTGGATATACTGATGCAAAGAAGTCGTCAGCAATATGATTTGGAATAAACGCAAATTCGTCCAAGAAAATCACATTATATGACCCACCTCGAACTGCGGATGATGAAGTGGAGTTAGAGGAAATCTTGGACCCATTCTCTAATTCTAAACTACCTTTGTTCCAGGATACAATACCTTGCTGCATCCACTTTGGCAGATTTTCATAAGCAAGTTGTAATCTTCCAAGAAGGTCTCTAGCAGTTGATGCTTTGTTTGCTAGAATCGCAATATTAACATTATCATTGAATACCGCATAATGTAAAAGATATGAAACAACAGTTGTGGAATTATGTGTAGGAATAAAAGTTCTACCGCATAAAAATAAATGATCTTCACTATCAACTTGTATACATGCAACTGGTACACTATCAACTTTTTCTATTTTATGAATATAGTGTCTACTTTCTTGCTTTCTAACTGACTTTGCTGAATTTATATTTTTAATTTTTCTTGGAAGATTAAATACTCTTTCTTTAGTTGAAAAAGATACTGTATGATAATAATTGCCCTTAATTTCTTTATGCCTTATCTTTGATTTTATGCCAAGAGAAGAAAGTAACTCAACAACCTGCAATACCATATCATAATTTTTTTGATAAAATTCAAATGATCTACTATCTTTTCTAACGGATCCATCAGTATCCATTAAACCTCGAAGCAGTTCCAATCTATCTTCATAAGAAGAACGAAGATATTTTAATGGGATATGCTTATTTTTAATTAAATTATAGTTTTTTAATTTGGAATATAAATTTCTAATTTTAAATCTAATGCAATTATCACATTCTCTTTCATGCTCTACATCAAATTCACTTTTATAAAAATTATAATCATCTTTATGGGCAATTATTCTTCCATCAGAAGAATATCCATCTCCCAACCAAACACCAAGAAGATATGGATCAATATTTAATGTATTTTTGACAAAATTAATTGGTCTTGATTTATCTACAAATAAAGATCCTTGAAATCCTTTTCCCCTTTTATTTTTTATTTTTGATTGATATTGATCAAATATATCTTTAGAAGTTATAACTTTATTTCCAGTTCTCCAATATGAACTATTAACTTCCCATAAATGATCTGCATCTGCAATTATTTCTTCACCATTATCAAAATATATTTTATAACAATCATGATTGTACATCGTTTCAGTTTTCATTACAACTGAAACAGAATCTCCTGTTGGGGATAAAATATTATCACCAACTTTAAGATCTCCGATAGTTGTCCAACCATTTGGAGTTGGAATTGGAGTATCTAATGATAAAGCTTTACCCGTCTGGCGGGGCATCTTACAAATATTAAAACGATTATCGTGGAAGTTTTGAATTAACCTTTCTTGGAAAGGATACATTTTAAAAGGCACAAGACCATGATCAAGAGAAACAATCTTGATGTAGTTTCTAGCAAAATAAACGGGGTCTTCCTTACACCTTAAAAACTCAATAACTTGATCTTCTGTAAACTGAATAGGCGTATTTGCCTTCTTCAGGTTCGGATTGCCCAAATAAACATTATCACTCATAAAAATTACCTACTAATTTCTTCCCAGTCCATTGCAGCATAAACATCAGCAGCAGCAGTATCTGATGCAACTACTAGTGTTAATTCATATGGAGTTCCAGTCAATCCATTTCTTTCTAACTGAAACTTAAATAGTGCTTCTTTCAAAATATCAACATTTGCTGAAGATTGATTTGCTGATGAGAAGAAACCAGATGCTAATATTCTTCCACCACTCACAGTTCCTCCATCAATCTTATATTCAACAGCACTATCCACACCAGCACTTACCCAAGTGCCACCACTAGTCGTTGCTGATGCTCTTACCTGCCAACTATATTGTGGTCCATTTCCAGTGCCCATCAGTGATAGTGCGGTCAAAATTACAATCGCATCTAATCTATTTGGAGAAGTTTTGAGACGAATGGAAATGACAGGATAATAAGTTCCAGCAGGAGAAGGCAAATCTACTGGTGCTGTAATTGGAGTATTCACTGCCTGCTGCAATCCACGCAACTCATAACCACCTTCTGAAATTACAGAGGAGCAAACTTGTTTGAGAGTGCTGCTGCTTGTAGTAATTCCAGTATTAGCAATCTCATATCTCAAAGGAAGTGATGCTGTTGTAATATAAGTTGATTGAATTCTGTTTGCGTGGTGGAATGAGTGGCAATGAATAAACTTACCGTCAATCACAAATCCCATTCGAACTGTGCCAAGACCTAACCACTCAATATCCATCCAAAGAATTTGTGCTTTGGTAATATCTAATGTAATACCAGAAACCCCAGTGCCATCTAACTTATCAATATTCCAATCATCTTGTGCTACTGAAGTTGAAGTCCCTGTAGATAAACTTCTCTCTACAAAATAAGGAGTTGTGCCATTAATCTCAAAATACATTCCATTATCAGCACCAAAATATCCGATTCTCTGTCTTAGATTTTCTTTTGGTGTAGCAGGTATAAAAGTATTCAGCACAAGCAAAGATTTGCCTGGTTGATATGAAAATGTCTTTGTAGTTTCTCTAATTGCAGAGCAACCAGCGGTGGTCCCAATTCCAATATTGACTAAACCTTCGGTAGTTGAAAATCCAACCGTAGCTCCAGTTCCTACAAGTGATTCTTCCCAAAGATTATTGTCTCTATATCTGTGAGAACTATCAAATAGGGTAAGTGGTTCTGATGTTCTAGTTCTACCAAAAGCATCTGGATTTACACTTACTGGAAATCTGTTATAATTGTCTACAACATTTCCATCCCTTGTTGCAATCAAAGGAACTTCAAAAAGTGTTCTTTCTTGGTTTAGAAAGTCTTGTTCATTCTTATTCCACTGTGCCATTAATTAATCACTCCACGATAGTCTTTCTGGTCTGTATCTTTGTGCGTTTTTGACTGTTACTGAATTTGATGTCATTGGATATACATTATGTACAATTGCTCCAGGATATTCTCCCTGAAGTTGCTCTGCAAGAGCATTCTTATCCATAATATTACCCTCAACTTCAAGACGATACAATTTACCTTCCCAAACAACATCTGCAAAAAATGATTCAGTTGCTTGCTCTGGTTGAGAAGACCCCACATTTAAGGTCCCATTAAAGTCACCGTTGATAGTGATGCTTTCTGAAATAAATTGCTTAAAACTTTTCATTTTCTTTACCACTTAACTTTATTTGCCCAATATGCAGCAGACATTTTACCTTTTGAAATGTTCTTTGCATGTCTGGTTTTAAATCTATGACGACGACTTGCATATGCTTTAGATTCCCCTTTCTTTTTTGGAGAACCCTTTACTCCAAGTTGACCAAAACGAATAATTTTTTCTTCCCCACCTTCACAAGCTTTTACAATATGAGACTTTCCAGTCTCACCAGATCCATGTGCTTGTGCTTTAGGTTTATTGCACTTCATTTTGGATTTATCAACCGCTTCAATCATAAACTCAGAGAATGTTTTTTGTTCTGCCTTCATCTCCCCACTATCAACATAATCTGCAGCAGAATCTAGATAGTCTGATGCTTTGGTGATTTTTGATTGTACCCAAGCCTCAACATTACCTTCACCCTTCATTTTCTTACGAAGTCTCTTCGCTGCAGAAACAATAGTAGAAAGTTGAGACCTCACCATTGAGTGCTCGTGATCGTAAGATTCTGGGAAATTTCCAGGATGAACTGTGGCAATGTTATACTTCTTCTGGTTTGGTGCTAGTGGTTCTGGAATAGAAAACATATCCCAATATTTGGGTCCATACCTACATTCATCTCTAGTTTCGAACTTTTCGCACTTAGGGCAATATCTTTTCATTTCCATTTCCTCCTTTACTTTTACACAATTATTATATGTTTTACCAAACATCTTCTTAGTTCCTTTCTTCTCATAACCAGGCCAACACTTCTTTGCTTCATCAACCATAGTTTCTTCAGACTTTGTGCCCCAATTATCAGCACCAACTTTACGACACTTTACAAGTGCTCCAGAAGCATATGCACTTGGCCAGACATCATATATAGATTTTACTTTGTGGTAGCAAGCATCTTTTTTACCACTACCTTTACCCTTGATGTCTCTTTGTGCTTCGTTGATTTCCATTTCTTCTTTAAGTCCTGGTTCTGGTTTAATGTAATTTGGGTCTTCTTTACCTTTAGAAAAAGTTTTTACTAGAGTTGGTTTTGCTCCACCACTCTTTGCCTGCTGCCCAGGATCTTTTTCACGCTTACGACGAACTGCCGATCTAATGATTGACTCCCCTTTTTTTCCTTTTCTTTTCAGTGATGCAAGTCTTGCACTACTAAAACATTTTGGTGTTTTAGTTTCACCAGGTTCGTTGGCGCAAGGTGATCCGTCTGCTTGGACCCATCCAGGTTTACCTTCTTTAGATTTAGAACCTTTAAACCAGTGGTGTAAAGATCCTCCTCTTTCCTCATTCATTTTTTTCTTGCGCCCCTGACAATGAGCTCTTTGAGAAAATCCTTTTGGATTGTCGCAATCAATAGATTTTTTATATTTGTCCGACCAACCCATTAGAATAGTAAAATTACTCTTTATTATTTAGAAAACCTTGTTTGAGTAATTTGGACAATTCTGAAGTAGATCCAACGAAAACCGCATTGTTGGTTACATTGTTAGTTGTTTTAACCGTCTCATCCTCAACATCCTTCAACTTTTTCTGTAGGTCAATGAGTTTGTCTGTTACATCACCAACACTTTTAATCAGTTGCCCTGCAACTTCATATGCTCTGGGGCTTCCACCTTCTCCAGCAAGTTCCATTATTCCATTGATTGCTTCTTGACCTTTCTCAATCAATGAATATAAATTTGCTCTTGTGTATTCGTAGTCCTTTTGAATATCCTCACTTTTTAGTGGTTGAATATTCAAATCTTCTTTTACTTTTTCCACTTCAACAATATCACTTTCAATATTGAGAGCAGAATCTAAACCGTCATAATTATTTGTCATAATTTATCAAATATCCCTTTGTTGAGTTGGACTATAAGATTTAGAATCCGAAAATTCTGTCCATGTTTCATTAAATCCAAAATCATCATCTTGATTAGCATCAATAGGATCTGGAGTTACTGTATATCTCATTTCCCTCTTAGCAGTTGCAACATCAGTTGAATTATAGTAATCAACTTTAACTTTACGGATAAGTCCATCAGTAGTATCAGCAACTGGACCAAATAGATAAGTTTTTACAGTAAATCTTAAGGTATAAATTAATGCTCTACGAGTTTGAAATGATCCCTCATAATCATCTTGAAATGATATATTGTCCAAAACAATAGGTATATCTCTCTTCTCCCCAATAGAATCAACTAAATCAATTGTCATATTAAAAGAAGGTTGGAAATATGGCAAAATTTGCTCTATTATTTGAAGAGCATCATCATTCAATTTTGTAAAAATATTTAATTCAAATCCGATATTATATGGCACAGGCATAAAAACTTTTTTTAAGTCTCCATCCTCTGAAACTGCTTTAAATGTTTGAGTTACACCCACCTTTCTTGTCGTATCATACTGAATGCTAGTCATTTCAAAAGACATTCTTGGCAAAGTAATAGCAACAGGTTTTGTTAAATTTGCTTGCTGCTCTATTTTAGCTAAGAATTTTTGCATAGGTCCATAAGAAAGACCTACTCTCATATCGGATATTACATCGTCAGAATTATTTTTATGCTTAATGTGAATATTATTAAACAAAGTGCCAAATGATACAACAGTCTTTCTAATAATTTCGTGATAATAGTATGTTCCTAACATTAATACGTACCAAATGGGTTTGATTCTGTGAAATCTAATATTTTACTTGCTTCTTCCTCTATATCATCATTATCTGAATATTTATCACTTGATGAGGTATCTATCTCATAGGACTTCAGAGTGTATATTGCAGATGAAGAGGACCCAACAATATTTTCACCTTCACTGAATGATCCATTATTTATAGAGACTCTCAATATCTTATCAATATCTTGTCCTGGATTAGTCCATGATTTAACTTCAGCAGTAGTACCAGAAAGAGATCCTGTAACTGTTTCGGAAACAATATAAGTACCAAAACCAACAGAAGGAGGTGGAGAAACTGTAATATTTGGAATTGAGGTATATCCAGATCCAGCATTTATTATTAAAATATCCGAAAGCCTACCAGATTCAATTCTAGATACTGCTGTTGCTGTAGTTCCTCCACCAACAGGGGGGTCTATAGTAATTATTGGTGGAGTATAATAACGGTCTCCTTTATCAATAACGCCAATATCCAAAATATATCCCGAAGTTATAACGCATGTTGCTATGGCACCAAAACCATTTCCACCAGTAATTGTAATAGCAGGTGGTTCTGTGTAACCATAACCTGGATTCGTGATTAATATTTCTTTGATAGATTTTCCATCTCCAACTGAAGTTGTTATTGCTACAGCAGTTGCGGTTTTAGAAAAATTATCCACTGATGTGGCACCAATAATTGCACTTGTATCGGGATCTCCTTTAGGTGGACTTATTGTAACCATCGGTGTTTCGGTATATCCATATCCATCATTAAGTAATACAATACTACTAACACCCATAAGAGGGCTAATAGATGCTTTGCATTGTGCAGTTTCACCAAAAGCGACCAATTTCAAATCTGTAATGTATCCAACATCTTCAATAACGTTATCTATTTCAGAAATTCCAGTATCAATATCTTCATCTTCATATTCGAATAGTTCGCATGATATTTCATATACATAATTTTTACCTAGTTGGTAAAATGGTTTTTCTACCTCAACTTTTTTTATTTCAAATATTCTCTCACCTAAAGGAAAATAAATTAAATCCCCTTCTTTGGGCCTATCGACAAATGCTAAATCCTCCCCAGGATAATATATTTGGGAAACTGACATTATTTCTGCCAAATACGGGGAAATTGATTCTTCAAATCTCTCTTTCGAAATTACTAAAGATATTTCATTCTTTAGAGTAATTCCAAATTTACTCATAACATCAATATCTGGAAAATATCCATCATAATTATTTAAGTATGCTTCAATTACAAAACTTGTATCAAATTTTGATGATTGAACTTCATTGAGTATATTATCAGTTTTTAAGAGTTTTCTTGGAATATAGTAAATTTCTATTCCATAAATTTTTAAATGTTCATTTATTAAATCTTGTACAAGATTTTGCTCTCCAGAAGAACCTTGAAGAAAAAAAGGATTTAATGCCATAATTATCCTATAAAATCGTATGGTGGCAATTCATAATCTGTGGACATCTTTTGCTTTATACTTTCAAGTTCTTTTTCGGCATCATCATAAAGTTGTCTTCCATTTAACTCAATACCTCCAGGAAGTTTTACACCTTGAAACTTAATAAGATTTTGTCCCCATTGCCTTTTTATCAATGAAGTCAAATATTGCTTAAGAAAACTATCGTTATATACATTTGTATATGTATTTGGGTCTAAAATCCTGTAACAATCAATCACAAAATAAGTATCTAAAGAAGCTGCTCCCCAATCAATATCGAGGTATAATCTATCTTGTCTTTTATTATACCTTATTTGTTTATCTGGAGTAAGAAGAAAATCAATGTCTTCTAGGTATGTTTTAACCATAGCATATTGTAAAAGTTCAACCGAGTTGAAATAATACAAGTCATTGAGAAAAAGTTGATACTTTATACTAAACATTCCTCCAGATATAGAACTGGTATCAAACTTAAATATCTTCTCTATACCTATTACAGAATCTGGAACTTGAATAAAATTGGAGGTTTCATAAAATGAAGATGATACTGTCCCATATCCACTAATATTTGTTGATGTTGAAGTGGTGGTGACAATTCCAACACCTTCAGTATTTTTGGCCCTTCCTCTATCTAAGTCCTCTTGAGTAATCTTATATTTTAAGAACATTCTCTCGACACCATCGAAGTGCCTTTCTTGAAAATACTGAAGTGCGTCATCTACCAAATCATCAATTTGGTCATCATCAACGTTGATTTCTAATACTGGAGCACCTAATCTCCTTAAACAATAGTCTATAAGTTCTTGTCTACTTGTAGGTTTTGCCATTAGTACTCTCCCCCATCAATAATACTAGTCCAAGTAACGATTCCTGATGGTTCATCGGTAGTTAATATAAAATTACTCGTTTCTATTGCAGTTGATGTATTTCCAGTACTTACTAATTTGCCACTATTATCAAAGTATCCAATTCCATTTGGACCGTTAAAATTTTTATTATAAACTAAGTATTCTTCTACATATAAATCAGATCCTACAAATAAGTCACCCCTAAAGGTTGTAATTCCAGTAACATCAAGATTTTGTGTAGTTAACGTATCAGTTACATTAATATTTTTTACAAATCTAAAAGTATCAGTTGTAATAAATTTAGATGTATTGGCATTATATTCTAGAAAATAACCATCTGCTAGACTTGATGAATCAACATCACTTAAATCTAGAATTCTAGATACTGAAGATCCACTAATATTTGAAAGGACTTTTATAACTCCTTGTCCACCAATTCTGTCTGGTATACTTGGCATTACCTTGTTACTCCTGGTCTTACTAAAGCCATACCTTCAAATGCTTTATATTTTGTCCCTCCAGAATTTAAACCACCAATTTCTACCATAACATCATATACATATCTACCGGGTTTCAAATTTGATGTTTGTTCATCTGTTAATGAAAGTTTAATAATACCAATTTCAGAATCTAGAATTGATGTTTCAAAAGAAACATATGATGTGCTGGAAGAAGTTTTTCTCAACTGTGCAGTAACACCATATCCAGTAATGTTAAGACTAGAATTTGTTCTAGAATCTCCTAAAGCAAAAGAACTAGAAAAATCAAACCCCTGCTCTATAATTATATTAGATACATAAACTGCCATTATCTAATGCTTAAATACCTGTAGGTATTTATAAATATACAAATTAATTATTTTTCTAATAATTCTTTTAGTAAAGATTTAATTTCACTTATTTCATTTTTTAAATTTTGAATCTCATCCTTTTGATTTTGTTTTTCTAATTTTGAAGAAATATATTGATTATATTCACTGATGTCGCAATTTATGATAGCACCTGTATTTTCATCTCTATATAAGTTTTTATGTCCTTTTACTGGTATCATAATATTAAGCTAATGCAATTACTCTTAGATCTTTAAAGCGAGGAGATTTTGCTTCATTAGTTCCATTCATCACTATTTTAATGATAAATCCTGAAAACTGATCTAGATTATCTGCAGTAAATTGATAATCTAAAAATTCATTGTCAGCACTAGATTTTACAAAGGAATCCGATCTGCCACTATTTTTGGAAGAATCAATTACTCTATCTCCAAATCCATCACCATTAGTATCTATAAGATTATCATATCCTGGGAATGCTATGTAAGACTGGGTAATTTCACTACTGTCAGATTTAAATAACTTATAGAATATTCTAAAATCTGCAGAAGAATCTCTATAAGCAGAAATTAAAACCTTCAATGAAGTTGATGGAGTTTTTAAGTCTATTTTTTTACTTATATAAATTGAAGCATGTGGATCATTGATGTTGGAATTACTTCCGGAATTTAATGTATAGTCAGAAATAGGACGATTAATTCTATTTCTTTTAAAATTAAATATTGCAGAATTTGCAATATCAATTACTGGAGATAAATTGGTATTTCCATTGTTATTCAAAGTTATTCCGAGAGTTAAAGATTTATTTCTAGGCAATGAAGTTAATCTGTTAATCTCATTAATTCTAGATGCAACCATTCTTGGAGAATTTAAAGAATTTTCAGAGTTTAATTGAATTGGTTCAAATCCAAGATCTGTAAATGAAATTTCACTTCCAGATGCACTTGTTGATGAAACTGTACGAATTTGAGATGAAACACTAGTCAGTTCTGGTGTTAAAATATTAAAAATAGGATTAATTGAATTATATTGTATATTTTGTGAAAATACACAGTTTTCTCCACCCACTGTTCTCTTGTCTACGAATGATAATTGATAATCACCATTTGCTCTACCCGATCTGTCTATTTCCAAATAATAAGTATCAATTTCTTTCAGGTTATTGATAAAATTGGAATTAGAAGACATATCATGAGTAGTGTTTATTCTCCTTAAAGAAATGCCATTCAATTCATATTTTCTTATAATGTCTCCAGATTGGTGTGTTCTTGATGAAGTTTGATCTATTCCTCTCGATATATCTTCAAGATCATTAGTTGAAGTATTTGCATTTGTATAACCAATTATTTCATTATTAATAATAGCATATCCAGTATTTGATGCTCCAACTGGTCTTCCCTCGAAAGAAGTAAATATTCCAATATTTTCTACTGAAATTGATGTTGAATCGCTGTTTACTTCGTTTTGAATTTTAACTCCAATAGTAGTTGGAGAAATATTAGCTAATGTTACAATATTATTTGAAGAATGCATTCCATGACTATAATCATAAACTTGTACCACATTTCCTTCATATAATTGATTTAAAACTTGACTACTTTGTACATAAGTGCCAGATATTGAAACTCTTGTATTGGGATCAGAGTAATAAATCAGTTCTGTTGATGTATTAGGGGCAAAAGTTTCTCCAGAAACGTCAGTTAAATATAACTTGTCTATTCCATAAATTTCAGAGACTGTAATTCTAGCACCACTTCCTTTAGTTACATCAGAAGTCTTAATTCCTAAAACATCCCCAACAACATATCCAGTACCACTATTTGCAATAGAAACGGATCCAACTTGACCACTGGAATTAATTACAACAGTTGCTGTAACTGTAGTTCCATATCCAGTTTCAGAATAAAGTGAAACATTACTAAATGTTCCTTGAGAATAACCCGTTCCGACATTAGTTGTGACAATTCCAGAAATTGGTCCACCAATATTTTCAATTGTTCCCTTTGTAGTATTTCCTGCACCAACTTTTGTACCAATGACTAAAATGTCATTGAGTGATTGTGTAGTATTAATTCCAACAATTAATTTTCTTGGGAAAGTCGTAATAGGATCTGGAACAGTACTATAAACATTAAAATCTTCTGTTATTTTAGATTCTTGTAAAGATGGATTATAGAAATATGCTGTTCCAGTTGAAGAAGTAAAACTACACTTATTACATCTAAACTTCAAATCTTCATATTGGTTTGCAGTCCAAACTGTTCCGTTTTGTGATTTAAACAAACTTCCACCAGTATACTGACTTGAATATATTACAGATTCAACATCAGGAAGATTAGATGTTTCTATTGTTCTTTCACCCATTCTAGCAATCCAAGCATAATAATTTATTGATTGTGGAGATAGTAGAACAATAGCATATTCTGTATTAGGTTCTAAGTAAACCGGGCTGGGGAAAGTTACTCTAGTATAACTGTTTTCATTAGCATTTTGAGAAACTACAACATCATCGGGAGATAAGATTACTCTAGTATAATCCTGAAGTAATCTATTTGTTGGAGTTCCTAACTCAACTGTTCTTAACTCAACAATTAATTCCTGATTCAAATCTTTTTGTTGGAACCAAAGATCTATAGAGGATAAAAATCCACCTTCATCATCAACCGTAAATGTTTGTGCCAACGGATCTCTTGGTGCAGGTCGCGGCGGCGGTGGCGGTGGTGGAGGCGGCCTTCTTACAGTTACTTGTACCAATTCTCTTGTTTCCAAAATTCCGGAAGAACTATACGAAGCTTGAGCTGAAGAAACTATATATCCTGCAGGTAAAAGACTCAAATCTATATCACTAGAAGAAAGTCTGAATACTTTTGTCCCTGTTTCAAATTTGACTAAAGGTTCTGGAGTTGCGTTTGGATCTTTTATAAAGAAGCATCCGGCAACAAAACCATTAGCATCTGTTATAAGTCTATTGTTTGTTAGTGTTGCTTCGGCACCAGAGGTTCTTCCCACCAATGTCATTCCAACTCTAGTATATCCAGAGAATCTTCCATCAGTTTCATCTGAAAGAGATAATGTATCTACATTTAAAACTGTTGAAGAGGGACTATATCCAGAAAGTGAGAGAGAATTATTATATGGATTAGAAGTAAAGAATTTAGCATTTAATGATCCAATAGATGCATTATATGTTCCTGTTTTATGATTTTGGGATGCTACTCTAAATGTAATAATTCTTTCAGATTCAAAAAATCCATCTACGATTTCCCCAACTTCAAATTGACCTGAAGACATAGATATTTCTAAAAGTTTGGGAACTATATCAACACCGCTGTTTCCATCTAAAAACTGATAATGGCGAGTAAATGGTTGTATTCCAGTTGCAGAAAAATGAACGTTTCTAGATCTCATAAAACGTTCTGGTTCTCTACTAAAAACAACCTCTTCGGTAAATGTTGTATTTGATCCTCCCCAAGTAAATCTTGTACTTCCGCGATTTATTACGACAATTCTAGTCCAAGTATCTGATGCTGGAGAAAGAGTAATATTTCCAGTTAATTCAACCACATTGAACGGATTAACATTTTCAACTCTAGTTGCTAAAGGTTGAGTTAAATTAGTCCATTCAACTTCTTCATAGTTTAATGTAACTAAATCTCCCGTTTTTTTAACATTTGGATCTAAAAGTTCAAAATCCGAAGAAAAATCTAATGTACTTGTATTTAAATTACTTGCTGGAGATAATTGAGCTTTAAGGGAAAATTGATCTATATTTGTAGATAATTCTTGTGTTTCTGCTATTACAGTACATTTCAAATCGGCATTTCCAATATCAGATAAAGATAAATCTTTAAAATCATCTACAAAAAAACCAGATTTAAATCTAGAAAGACCATCAGAGTCTTGAATCTGTAAAGTTTTAGTATCTAGTTCTAAAAGAGATAATGAAGTTACTCTTTCTATATTTTCAACTCTATCTTCAAGTCTTCCAATATCCCTCATAGTAAATCTTCTATTATCTGCTAGAGAAATTGTTATATCTCTAACATCAAATACATAAGCAGGTATTGTAATAGTTGCAATATGCATAGCACTATCAACATTAGAAGGTTCTTTAGGATTTAAAGAAGCATCTCCAGTTATTAATTTAAATGTACCATCTTTGTTTAAAACAAGTTTATCAATTCTTGGTAGATAAAAAGAATACCCTAACTCAAGTGATTCATTTGGAGAAACCAACAGGGGAGGATTAACTCCTGAAGATTCAAAGTTTCTACTCTCAAAAGAGAATGGAGAACTAGTAGTACTAGTAAAAGATGAAACCCTTGGTCTAAAATCTAAAACATCTGAACATCTAGTTTCCGAGTTAATTGATGGTATATTTTCCAAAGAAGTATTATAACTATTAACTGTATATAAATCTCCCCTATCATTTGATGGAACTGTATATTGATCGAAAATAACTAATAGTTTTCTGGAAGGTTCTTCAGATATGGATCTGACTATCCTCGAATAATCATAGTACTGCTCTCTTTCTCCAACATCTAATGAATAACTTAAAGTCCTATTTAAGTATTGACCTACATCTATCTGCTGTAAATATCCACTGATATTAGACTCTTCGAATGTTATATTTTCACCAACTGTAAATCTATTTTCATTTAAATAAACTATTTCTATTTCTGATGCCGATTGTAGTGTTACTATTTGAGCTACAGCAGAACTAGAATTTCCCCTAATACGCTCACCCAAAATTGCATTAGTATTCAAATTTAATGATGAAACAAATGTCAATTTATCTAAAGAAGGAGAATTTTGATCTAAGGATTCATAAACTGCTACTATATTAGTAACTTCTGGAATATTTAAAGAAATTTCTCTATCTTCTATTCTAAGACCATAATAGTCATTCTTAGTTAATCCATATTCAGTAGAAACTCCACTCCTAGTTTTATCAATTAATATCTTTTGACTTCTAAGTAAAAATTTATTTTTATTAGATATGCCAAATTTTTTAAGAGTTGTATTTACCGTAATATTTGACCTAGATGGACTTAATCCTCTAAATGTAATTGAAGAAGAATTTCCAGATAGTTCAAATTGATCTTCCGTTAGATTTTCAATAGATCCATCATCATAAAAAATAGAATATCTTTCTTCATCAAATGGTTGGAAAAACACACTGGATATTCCAACATCCGCTGTTGTTACAGTCAAATCTCCATTACTATCCGTTGTTTTTCCTGTTATTTGTCTGGTTATTATTAGACTTGAGTTGGAAATATCAACGTTCGAAATATTTTTATGGTTTAATTTGGAATATAAAAATGAATTCTCCTCATTTTTTATTGATGGAACTCCAAGTGAAAAAGTTACAGTCTCATTGCTGGAAGGAATTGCACCATCACAAACTCCAAAAACTGTAGGAATTCCTGCTAAGGTCATTGTCTGCCCATCTGAGGATATAGAAAGGACCTTATTATATGTTTCAACAGTTAATCCTGGTCTTTGGTATCTAATTATAGAATCACTTTTAATTCCTACAAAAGTTTTTCCAGGACAGGTTGCAATTCCTAAACTGTCTATAAAAATATTATCAGTAATTCTAAAGTTATTTGCAATTTTTCTATCTAAAACTGCATCAGCAACAAAGGAAGTTGAAAATCCTACAATTGAACTAGTGTCTTGATATATTGATTTAATGTCTTCAGTATTATAAGTTCTTATAGATTTTACACTTCTTGAATTTTGAAGTGTTCCATTTATATAAATTTCTTCTCCAACAATAAAATTGCCGGAAGTTTGTGTCAAAGTAATTATATCAGAATTTGGAGAATATACCGTATATCCACTAGCACCACTACTTCTACCTTCAATGTAAGATGATATTGGACATTGTAAAGATGATAGTGAAGTATTTAAAGTAAGTTCAACATATGTTTGAATATCGTATAAGTAAAGATCCCATTGGGAGGATGTATTCCCATAACCACTATTTGGTGGAACTAATGAATATACTCTTGCTTGTCCTATTGTTGAACCTGATCCAACATCTCCACTTTTTCTTTCGCTTTGTAAATTTACATAATAGTTATTATTGAGACCAAGTGCAGGAACACCAGAAACATTATCTACCTTTATCAAATTTCCCATCTCAAATGGTACTGAAGTAATATCAATAGATTCTGTTTTTCTTGTTTTTTCGAAATCAATTATAGTTAATTGTGGTTTATCAATATCAAATCCTCTGACATATGCCCTACCTGGAGAAATCTTAAGGCACATTAAATCTTCACTAGGAGAATTTCCTGACGATGTGGTTTGTGAAGGTAAATATAGACCATTAGATGATACTAGATCATTTAACGAATTCTGTATTTCAATATTAAATGGGATTACAGAATAGTCTCCAGATTCATCATATGTTCTTTTTGCTAGATAATTTAAAAGTTCGGAATATTCATTTTTATCTTGTATTAATTTTGTAGTTCCATCTATCGTTCTAAAAAGTTCAATAAAATTTCTATCATCATAATCAGTAAGAGATTTTTTGCTCAATACTGTCGAAATCTTAAATCTATCTGCTCCTGGAGATGCGTAATTGGAAAATCCTCTTGCATTATCATATAATGAATTATCATTTTTTGCTGTTATAATTTCTTCAGTGACTAATAGACCAACTCGATATGAAGGTGAATTAGAATACTGATCTAGAATCAATGTATCTGAATTAACCTTAACAAATGAACCTCTTAAAAAATATATTCCTTCACTTATTGATATGGCAGATCCAATTGCAGTAGATTCAAAATCTATAGTAGATGCAAATGTTTCTCCGGAAGCAATAGTAGTATTGCCATAAGTAATAGAGTCTTCTAGTACTAAAACTTCATTATCTAAAAATGGTTTAACTTCAAAATTACTATCACTTGTTAAATATTTTATGTATAGTGTAGTATATCCTTGCTCTGAGTCTGTAGATGATAAAATGTATCTAACCGTTGCACTAACTTGAGATGATTGGCCACGTATATTTTTTCCCAATAATTGATCAATATATAAAGAAATGTCTACACCTAAGTGTGATGACTTTAATTTGACGGCATAAAACTGATCATCATAATTTATTGATCCTGGAATAACAACAGAACCTTCTTTAAAAATATATCTTCCAAAAGACTCTATTTGATTTTGTAATATTGACTGTAAAGATGTTAATTCCCTGGATTGGACAGGGAATCCAGGTTTAAACAATACTTTATAAAAATTTTTATCGGCATCAAAGTCGTCATAATATGGATTTATATTTAAATTTGTTTTTTGTGGCATCTTAGAATTCCAGTATTACTTTAATATCTTCCTTTTGTCTAGAGTTTCTAGAAATCAAAGGTCTATTGTCAAGATAAATTATTTCTCCAGTCTTTTTATTTATCTCAGGAAAAGATATTCCTGATTGAAATTCTGTTCCAAGATCTATAGTTTTTGAATTTACTACAACAGAAGATCCTGTAAATGAAGTGTCTATTGTTGCGCCTATCGGGGAAATAGGATAAATTGATGAAGATTCAAAATCTACAACTCTAGATTCTGAAGATATACCTGCATAATCTTTTGCTGTTGATGTATCATTATAATATAAAGTTCTATCTCTAAAATACTTTAGAACCTTAGTTTCAGAATCATAAGATGCAACATAACCTTTAGCTTTTACTGTCTCACCATTAGTATTAACATAAGTTTGTGTGATTTCTTGTCCAACAGTAACTGTCAAATCATCTTCGACTAATTTTAATCCATATAAACCAGAAAATTGATTTAAATCTAAAATAGAATCAGAATCAAATTCTGAAGGATTTTTAATTATTCCAATTTGAGCAAATTTTGTATCTAATGGAAAATCTTTAGTGGAATCATCAAATCTAACATAGATTAAAATTCTATCAGCTCCTAATTCTTTATAAATGTCAAATCCATGCCCTTTAGATGGGGGTATAACTGGCATTAGTTCTGCATATGAACCTCCTCCAGCACCAACTAAACCATTAAAACTATCAAGGTCGACAATTCCATATGTGTATCCTTTACCACCACTAGCAACAGTTGCCGAAGTTATTTCTCCAAGGGAATTTACTTCTATAATAGCTTCTGCTCCTTCACCATCTCCCAGTATATTACATCTACCTCCACCAGAGGGAGTTTGATAATTTGCTCCCCTATTTTTTATATAAATTTTCTTAATTTGATTATTATTTACATCAGAATTTCCAGTTTCTCTAACATCTCTAATATCAACACTATCACTTGTTGACCAGTTATTTGGTACTGGAATATATTCTGTAGAATCAAATTTTATAATGTCTGATGGTGAAATAGTATATAGATATTTCCATAAGTAACCATCACCACTTTCCCCTGCTCTAGATGGTTCCAATGTAGTAAAAGTTGGCTCATCGATCGATGGGTTTCCACTTAGATTATCCACTGAAGACCCATTATCAATGCAAATGTAAACCCTATAGTCAGAATTTACGACGTAATAATTTGCATCATATAATCTAGTAGATTGTGTTACCGGTGATAAATTAGAAATACTATAATCTTGTCGATACATTTCATATGTTCTTCCCGAAATCCAATCAATTTTTCTAATTATTCTTCTAACGTTTGATGCAGATATTTTCTTTCCAAATAAAATGTTATCTCTAACATTATTCTGATATGAAAAACTATCTATAGGTGAGGGTGGATTTTCATTCCACGTCGAAGTTCTACCAAACCCAGCAGAAGGTGAGGTTGGATTAGCTAATCCCACAAAAACATAATACTTATCGGCATCATTACTTATGGAGTCAATAACATTTTGGGAGTTTAATATTCTAAACTGATCAGTAACTATTGCGCCAGACATATTAATGAATTTTTTTACTATTTATAACTATTTTGCAAGAGATCCAGTATCACGTAAACCATAATTTCTTCTCTGAATTTGTGGATAAGTTGATAATCCTGAGGTTACTGTTTTTCCAGAAACAATAAACTCTTTTGGAGAAGTTCTTTGGAAGAACGATATTCTTCCCCAAGAAAATCTGCCAAGATTTTCTCCAGAGGTTGAAATACCAATTACATTACTGTTCGATCTGATATTAGAAACAATTTCCGCATTAGTTCCACTGCTAGTAATACTATGAATGTAATAAACATTATCTAAGAAAGTTGTTCCTACACCAACAACAGTATTATCATCCGTATCAATGGAAGTAACTCCATATCCGACTTGTGTATCAACAATTAAAATTGGATAAGTGCTCAACAAACCATTAAAGGTTCCAGATTCCTTACTTAAATAAAACTTTAATGCTAAATCAGTACCTATACCAGATGTGGTTGTTATTCCCGTTATTATTCCGGAGAAACCCTGAACAAATTCTATATTTCTAATATTTTCAATCTTTGGTTCTGGTAAAGGTGCAATGACATTGGGGGGAACAGTATATCCAAATCCTGGATTTGTAATACTAATAGAATTTATTGTCCCAGCGGCAGAAACTGTTGCTGTAGCCTGAGCTGTAGTACCAATTCCAATGCCCATATTAACCGGATTTGAAATTGATAGTGAAATAGTAGATCCTGGAGTATAACCAAGTCCTCCATCAATGATACTTAGCGAAATTGAAGAACTTAAAGATACTGCAGATTCAATATCTGCGAAGATTTGATCTACTCCGTCAACTACTATTGCTCCGAATGATATTATTGTTGTTCCGAGATCATTTTCTTCATAGAAAAAGGATCTTGCATCATCTACAAATATTTCACTATCTCCAACTAATACATCTTTTATAATTTTAGAAGTTGGAAATACTAAAGATGAAAGAGAATTCCTAGATTTACTTACAATATTTGTATTAATAATTTTATCAATTTTTTGTGGAATTATACTTATTGGTTTTGGATTGGAGTTATCAATACCAGCACCAAAATATATGTTTGTTTCAATCAAATCGGATTCTAAAATATCAAAAATTAATCTTTTCTCTTGAGATATAGTTTTTGGATGCTCAAAATTTGATTTTATTTGTACATCATCACCAATTTTTATAAGTTCATTTACAGGTTGTAAAAAGCTATCAACATCTCTTGTTCCTCTATAGAAGAAAATGTCAACTTGATCTTCTGGTCTTGGTGGTTGACTAAAGGTAAAAGATGTTCCCCCATTAAACACATAAGAAGTATTTGGATTTTGCATTACTCCATTAATAAAAATAATTAATAAAGTGTTAAAATCAATTAATCTAGAATCTGGATCATCTTCGTCTATTTCAAAACTTAATAATTCATTGTTTCTATACAGAGGGAATCTAGTTCTAACTCCATCTTGCAATGAGGAAATATTATCAATATAATCTAACTCTCCAAATTGCCATAAAGCAGAAGAGTCATTAAAAACATTAAGGACTGTAAGTTCAAAATCTGAAATTATAGATGATAATCCACGATCTGTAACTAAACCAACGGGTTTGAATACATCACCTCTTTTAAATCCATAACCTAATTTTGATATTTTGAATGTTTTAACTTCAAATAATGTTGATCCTATTCCTGTTGTTGAGACAGGACCAACATCAACAGTTATTGATAAACCAATACCAGTTTGAGATGTAGATCCTATTCCTAATCTAGAAACACCTATAACAGAAAGATTTTCATAAGAAGGTTCGGGAATTTCAATAATTGCATTTGAACTATAACCCGAACCACCATCATCAACAGTGAATGACAATGTTCCTCCCGCACCAACAGAGGCACTTATAACTGCACCACTTCCTGTAGAATCTGTAACACCAATAGAAACTATTCCATTATATCCTGAACCTAGAATATCTGTAGTCCCAAGACCGACAGATTGAATAACGCCACCAACGACAACTGCAGTAACAGAAGCACCAACTAACGGAGCAAATCCAAGTCCTGAAGTTGATCCTAGAGAAATTATAATTCCTCCTCTAGGAAGTTGATTTTGATTTACATCTTCTGCAGATATTAAAGGTAAATTGTCATCAGGATTATTAATTCCACTAAAAACTATATTAGTAGTATTACCTATACTTACTAATTCGTAATTATTTCCTTGGTTATTTTCTGTTGTTGGTGTTTGGAATATTTGATTGATAAACAGAATACCACTACCAGGTTCAACATAATCAACATCTTGCCCCTGATATTTTACAGTATATGTTTTACCAATTCCATTAAATGAATCTGAGAATTCATCATAAATGATATTTGTAGAATAATCATTTCTTAAAAATACTCTTCCACTAAAAGATGATTTGGTGAGAGGTAAATTGGAATTATTTTTACCGTCATTATTCCCCGTACCTTTTGGAGGTTCTGTTAAGAAAATTTTACTTCCGACAATATTATAAGATCCTCTGTAAACTCTTGCACTTGAACCTGGAGAGTGACTCGTTGCAGATGTGCCTACAAATCCCCTAGTAACGTTTACAATAGTTTCAGTTCCAACTCCGCTTATAGGTCCATCTGAGGTAGTTCCAAATCCAACGTTGACCACTCCAACATATTCTTCATCAATTTTCAACAAATCTCCAGGATTTACTGAAGATATTCCACTCAATTTAAAATGTGTATCTGTTGAATTAATAGAATATTCTGTAAAATGTTCTACTGGAGAATATAAAATTGGATATTGAACTATTCCATCTATTGAGATAAGTGATTTTTCATTTCTCTTGCTCATCGTCAATGTATGTGCATTACCTTCACCATAAGTTGTAAATGTAAATCCAATTCCACTACCTTTAGTTCCTGTTATTTTGAAATTATCAGAATCTATTTTAATAGCATAAACAGTTGATGGACATCTATCAGTTAAAATTCCAGAACTAAAGGATTGTCTAAAAGTAGTTCCTGTAGAAACACTGGACAGTGATAATCCTATTCCCAATTTATCAGTATAATATAATCTACCAACTCCCGAAGATATTGAAATATTTGATGTGATAGAATTAATTCCAACTGATTGAATTATTCCCAGAGAAGTGCCATTTCCAGAAAAGATTCCAGATCCTACAGATAAGATACTAGTATTTGCAATTCCAGTAATGATAGTAGAACCACCACTAACAACATTACCAATAAAGTATTGATATGTTTGTCCTATACTAACAATAGTTGTTCCTGATGGAATATTTTCCCCAATAATAAGTTGATCAACTTTTAATAATGTATCACTAGTTGTAGTTATTCCTGTAATAGTAGAAAATCCTGATATTACATCACCACGGAATGTCGTTCCACCGAATATAGTAGTTCCTATACCAATAGGAGATGCACCGACACCAATAAATGTAGAACCTTCTTTGTATATCAGCTCTTCATTTGGGCTAAAGAAATGATTTTTAATTGTAAATTGTCCCGTACTTAAATTTAATATTGATGGTACAGAAGGATTAAATACTTTCTGGAAAATTGGAGATCTTTCATATTCCAAATCAAATTCTAGTTGATCATTACCAATACCATTAATTGAATTGTATCTTCCATTATTAATAGTCTCAACAATAGTACCATAATCTAGATCTAAAGAATCATTATCAAAATCTAAGTCAGTATATAATATTTCGGAGTATGAAGAAATTTCAAATGATCCAGTAAAAGATGGATCTGGATAAAATTTAAGAACTGCATCTGTTCCACTATATTCTGATCCAAAAGTGCCAATTCCACTGGTATTTCCTATTGAAATATAATATTTTGGTAGAATATGTGTATCAGTTAATGCATTTAAGAATAAAACCTGATGTAATGATGTATTTGAATTGTTTTTAATCTTAATTAAAGATTTAAACGAAGTAACTGTTGCAGCATCTACTGAAATTATAGTAGAAGCAGATGAAACAACTGAGTGCTTAGCTTCTAAACGACAAGATCTTTCTGATCCATCTGGTTGATCGACAGACTTAAATCTGTATGTTGTAAGTCCTACAGAAGGAGTTTCAAAGTTAGTAACTTTTGACTTAATTATTACATTATTGCCCGAATTGTTTGTGAATGATAAATTCAAAACTCCTCCAGAAATCGAAGTTCCGAAAGAACCAATAGGAGTAGATGATAATCCATCATAATCGGAAGTATCAAAATAATATTCAGATATGTAAGAATTTACACCATCATGATCTATGGCAATTTCAAAGAAGTTAATATTATTTTCCTGTTCATCATAAACAAATACTTCAGATATAAATCCATTACAATTAGAAGTGTCAATTCCTATGATTTCAGTTGTTATTCCAGAAGAAACCTGTTGAGATTTAGAAGTTAGTGATATAAATGAAATTGATGTAGTTCCTACTCCAGATAAAGAAGTATTATAGTAATTTCTATATGATTTTACAAAATAACTTGTATTTTCAAAGTCTTTTGGACTAAATCTTAACGTTAGGTTTAAAAATTCATCAATATTTCCAGAAACTTCCGCATACTGATTGACATAATTTTGATCCGGATCATTTACTAAAAATCCTCTGTTAATTGTATAAGAATTAAAATCATTATTCAATACAACAATATCATCTAATTGATATTCGTTAGTTCCAATACCTATACTTTGAACTAAAAATCTAGAATAATTAGTATATCTTGGATATTGAACTAAATTCAGATAAGATTCTTGAGAAAATGTTTTACTAGAGAATCTATCGCTAATATCATCAATACTAAGAACTCTATTCGTATCACATTTAAAGAAATCTGCAAGTTTTTTATTGTTAAATTTAATGAGTTTAGTTCTGTTTCCAAAAGATTCAAAATCTTGAACTAAATCATATTGGTTTATAGTATCAACTCTTACTTCTTCAACAAAATCGACTAATAAAGATGAAACTGATGTACTTCCAACACCTACTTTAACCGATGAAGTAATGCCAACGTCAGCAAAATTTTTCAAACCTACAGTATGAAGCATTCTGTTGACAGGATCTATCATTTCGTCAAATGGTATGGGACTCTTAACAGAATATGAAAGATTTTGATAATAATCATTATCAGGTATAACTTGATTATCAATATCCAAAATTCCTATTTCATTTTTCCACCCATTTGTTGTTGAATATAAAGAATCAACTTCATGTTCAATATCATTTTTAGATACAGATTGAATTTTAGCTATAGATCCAGATTTTTCACCTCTAATTAAATCATTTTTAGATAAAATATCGTCACCACCACTAATTTTAATATAATTATTTTTTGATCCCTTTACTTTTAAATTAGTTTTATAGTATCCTGCTCCAGAATTTGCATATAAAATCTCATTGTTAAAGAATTGACTATTTTCCTGAGAAACTGAGAAAGTTGGGTAAACTTTTTTATTAATTACATTTGCAAATGGTTGACTAGTCTCTGCAATCCCAACTGAAGAAGTAAATTCACTTATATCATATTCGAGAATTGCTGGATTTGTTGTATAGTAATTTAAAACTGTAAAGAATACATATCCATGATCTTCAGAATTAAATCCATTACCACTAATATTTTCAATTCCCTCAACAAATATTTTATCTCCAGCAGAAAATGGAGGATTTACTGTTGAAAATCCAATAATAGGTGTATTTAAAATACAAGTTACTATACCAGAACTTGAAGAAGATATTGAATTTATTCCAATTCCATTACTGTTGTTTACCGAATAAACTTCATGTTTTACTATACTCAATCCTTTAGGTGGAGAAATAATATCAATTCCTATTATAGATCCAGATCCCATTACTGGTGTTATTGATCCATTATTAATAGTTTCTCTAGTTTCAGAATTAACTAAAACTAATTGTGGTGCTGAAAAATAATTTTGACCACCATAAGTAACTGAAACATTTGAAACTCTTTGATTATTATTGACATTTAAAGTATATGGAAGACTTCCTTTTGGAGATAAAGTCTTATCCGATGGATATACATGTCCATTATTTTCTATTCTAGATTCTATTACTTTTCCTATTGTATTTGAATCTAATCTTATAATTGATCCGAATCCTTCAGAGGAAGCAACTCCAGTAAATTCTGGGATTTTTTTATATCCAGATCCACCAAAAATTTTCTTTATTTTTACTATTCCACCAGATTCTGTCAAAGAATTGGTAGAATATGAAAAAGAATCAACCTCACTTGAAGCATATGATATTCTTTCAGGTATCTTTTTAAGATTTACTGAAAATGAAGTTTGCCCCAATCCACTGATTCTATAAGATCCATTATATAAACTATTTTTATAAGATATTCTGGAATAACTTTGAACATCAGTGTCTGGATTTAAAATTTTTCCTTCAACTTCTAATGCATAGAAAATATCAAAATCAATATCACCATAAGAGTTTACAGTAACTTCGGCAGTTGAAGTTATTCCAATTGTACCTACACCAATTATATTGAATTGTTGAGTTGATCCTACAGAAACAAATTCATTTTTAAAATCATTATCATAAAAAAATCTTAATTTTTTATTGACTAGAGAAGAATCACTTACATCAAAACTTAAATCATCATTTGAAAAAACAGACAAAGATGGATTAATTAATCCAATGTACTGATTAGATCCACCACTAGATGCAATACTAACTGTAGATGGTGGATTGGAAGTGACATCATATAAGGTTCTCCCTAACTTAAATCTATTATCATCTATACGATATGTGTAATATTCTCCCGTACTTAATCCTGAAGAAACTAGATCAAAAGAATTATAAAATACTTTACTACCAGTCTCAAAACTATGATTATCTATAGTAATTATATCATCTAAAATATTTACTGATGATGAAGTAAATCCAACAGAATTAATTATCAATTTTTTATAATTGGAGTTGTATTCTAATCTTACTTTTGTCGAAGTTCCAACTCCAACTTGATTATTGGGTAAAACATTTAAGGAAATTATATCTCCAATATTTAAATTGTGTTCTGTTGAAATTGAAACTGTAGTTTCAATCCTATCAACATTTGCTGTCACCTGATTGTATAATGGTTGGAAATAATATTCATAATTATCTGCACCATTAGTCGTAAAGAATAACCCATTTGAACTTGTAGTAAGTCCAACATTAGTTACTATACCAATATAATCTTTTGACTTTTTAATAACATAAACATACTCCGTTCCTCCACTGAGGATATTAAATCCTGGAGGAACAGTTGATGAATTTGCCACAGAAATTATAGAATTTCCTCCCATCAAAACCATCTGATTTGTTTTGAATGGATGATTTGGTAAATATATGCTCTGTGTGGGAATAGAGACAGGCACTTCTAATTCACCCAGAGGATACAATACTGTAGTAGAGATTCCAACTTCTGTGCCTAATCCTATTGATTTTTGAGGATTAAAATATATTTTTTCATTAGTTTTAGAATCAATATCATTTGATTCTAAATTTATTATAAATGAATTTGGATAAAATGAAACTAAACTAGATTCTGTATGGGATACTCCTATAGTTTCTCTCTTAACACGAAGTATCTTATTTTCATTAAAAATATTTAAAACTGAAAGTATTTCCGTTCCTATTCCTATAGAACTTCCTGAAGAAATTTGAGAAGGTATATTTGAAATATAGATGTCAGTTACTACACCAGTAACAGACTCTGCTGGGATATTTTTCAATAAGTATGAAGAATATGTAGAGACTCTAATTTGATGTATATTCGTAATTCCATCAATATAAGTAGATAGACCACTAATAGTGACATAATCGCCATTACGAAGTTCGTGATAAGGATTTACATATATTTTTAGTGAATTGTTACTTTCTTTAGTTACAATAGATTGTGTATAAGAAGTTATATTGGTTTCTATTTTAGTTATTTCTTTCCCACCTATTTCTGAAACTTCTGCACTAACTCCATCTCCAAAAGTTCCTTCATTATTAAACAACAATCTATCACCAACTTTATAATCTTGACCAGAATTAATAATTTCAAAACTATCTACACTTCCAGAAGTAGTTCCTTCAACTATAGATGAATAAACTTTATCAGAGTAATCAAAATCAACATAATCATTTTTTGAATATTTTTGCCCTATTCTATGTGGAAAAGTATTTCTTAATAAGTTAGAGTTATTGAAATCAAAATCTTGATTTAAATCAATTATTTCTGGTATAAACTTTGATTTAAAATAATTTCCTACAAAATAAGGAAAAATAGATTCATATGTATCGGGTACAGATAAACTTGTTTGTATTCCTGCATAGTATGCGTATATTCCATTTGGAAAATCTGGTGTCTTCGAAAATCTACCATTATATTCATCCAAATCGCCAGAATTAGTAAAACTATAGTCTTCTACAAAAATTCCGGAAGGAAATACTGATAAAGATGGTCTATCTGACACCAATTCTGGTGCCAATGAATATCCAGAAGTAATTAATTTTACTGAAGTTGAATCCGATGGATTTGAATATCCAAATGGACCATATATTGGATTTCCATCAAATGCCCAACCAATAATAGGGGAGTGTTCTGGAGACGTTTCCGTTCCAAAATTATCATCAAAAGATGATCTAATAAAATCATTATAACCTACTATTTGATAAACTAATTCATCTGAAGATAATCCTACAGGTCCCCTAGTGTTAAAGAATTCATCACCAAAACGGTATTGTGTGTTTATTGTTAAATCTCTAACTAAAAGATCTGCTTTAAAGTTAGATCCGGAAGGTTTTATCTCAATAGAAGTTGTAGAATCAGAATATCCAATTCCTGTTTTAGTAACGATTGCATTTCTTACTTGTCCATTACTAATATCTAGAGTTATTTGAGCACCAAAACCATCTCCAGAAATAATAACATCTGGAGTTGAATAATATTCGGTGCCAGAAGATTCTATTTCAACGTCAATTATTCTGCCATTGGATATTATTGGCCTTAGCGCAGCGTTCTTACCAGTTTTTATTGTTAAATCTGGTTTTTGATGATAATTTAATATTTCCGTGCCATAATTACTTCCATTTTCGTAAATATAAAGATCTTCTATTTCACCCCTAACTATTGGAGTAGCACTAATAATACCTGTAGTATTTGCATAAGATACGTTTATATCAACTTTAATTTCTGGGTAATTAAATATATGATAATCGGTTCCAGTAGTTAAAAATCTCACATACTCCTTTCTAATATAATTTGTTCTAATAGTTCCAGATATTCCAGCATTTGCCAATCTAAACTTATCATTATCTACCTTTAAAACATAGTACTGACTTTCGGTAGATAAACCACTTATTGGATTTCCGTTATTTGAGTAAGTAACTAAATCGCCATCAGATAATCCATGATCATTAAAAGTTATATAAGAGTACTCTGTAGAAACACCGATTGGTTTTACAATTAACTTTCTATTTGTGTATCCATTTCCTTCGGAAATAACCTTTACATCAGATAAAACTCTTTCAAAGTCCAGAGTTCTGAACTTATGGATGCCAAAGTTATTAATGGTAGTAAATCCAACAGTATTAATACCATTTGTGTAGTTATTTAAATTGTCGTAAATATTGATAGAGGTTGGATTTACAATCTTGGCAAAATAAATTGCACCATTAACAAGATTTTTGCTTTGATCAGTATTTGATCCACCAAATGACCCTATTCCTATAGGGTCATTTCCATTTGAGTTATATACAATTTGTTGTCCATCATAAAAATTGTGTCTCTCCGAGAATATGATTGCTTCATTTGAAATAGATAGTCCAGTTTTGGCATTGAATTCTACTTCTCTATATCTTTCTTCTATTACTGGACTTAGAACTGCACCATTACCATTTCCACCACTTACTGTTATAGATTTAATATCTTTTATTGGAGCATCTTTTTGGTTTAGTAAAACTGATTTAACACTTCCAACTATAACTGGTTGTACTAAACAAGTTGTTCCAACTGAGGCAGATACTTCAATTAATGGAGGATTTACAACATCATAATTTTCCCCTTTATTATAAATTACCTTAGATTTTATTGGACCATAGTAAACTTTGTCAATTCCTTTATAGTTCGCAATATCAACACCATTAATCAAAGTTCCTACTGTTCTTCCAGGTACAGTTTCTTCCTGTTCTCCATTATTTTGATTAATTATTAAAGGAAATTTTCTTAAAGATTTACTAGGAGTAAGTTTTTTAGAAAATTGTTCAGATAAAGTAAGTGTGTGCGATCCACTCTCATCTATAGGAGAAATACTGACATAATTATCAGTGTATATAAAAGATCTAGAAAGATATAATTTTACAATATTACCAGATACTTTAATAAAATAAGATTTTCCATTTTCCAATCCAGATATTGGTTCATTAGAGCAAGAATATATTACTCTATCTCCAGTAATAAAAGGTAAAGAAGATGATGAAAATGTTATTGAATTATTACTTACATATGTCGAATTTCCCGATGGAACTGATTGATTTATTAGATTTTGTCCAATAGTATAATCTGGTAGGGAATTAGTTGCGACATAAATGTACTCATCATTTTCATTATATGTGTTTTGAATATTGGATAAAATATTTTCATATTTAAAAGGAATCGTTGAAGATGATGCATACTTCTGAATTCTTCTAATGTCGGTGTTTATGGTTGAAAGACCAACATAAGAACTATTATTAACAAAATTTGACAATAAAATATCACTACCACTAATATTTTTTACAACCGCATTTGCTATAACTGTATTAGTATTTCTTAAAAGAATCTCTACAGAATCACCAACTTTTAAACTACTTTTATCTATTGTTTCTTTTGTTATGTGTGAAGTATTGCTGTTTGATGATAATATTTCATATCGGGCACTGGTATTATAAATCCACGAGTTAAATAAAAATTGTTTAAAAGACTTATTATCAGGATTTGTAACATAGTCTCCAAGAGATATAATAGTTACTGGATCCTTTTCTTCAATTAAAGAAAAATTTTCGTTTAATTTAGTATTGGAAATAACTCCACAAACTTCAAAATAAACTATATTATTTTCATCTCCATTTTCAAAAGAATATGCATACTGATTTGAAATTATTCTTTGAGTGTTTTCAATTTTAGATGTTATTCCACTACATCCAAAAAATTGGTTGATACTTTTATCTAAGTAACTAATAGTATTATCTCCAGAGACAAGAGTTCCACTTTCTGGAAATCCTATAGTCGAATCTACAGTTATAGTTGAAGAATTTTCTAAAACCTCCCCAATAACCCTTGTTGATGGTGTAATATCAAATTCACCATCTATTAAACTTTTATCATCATACCCTTCAAACAGTAAAATTTTATACAAATAGTCGCCATCCTTATTGATAATTTCAACTTCGGAAATTGGTGCAGATGCGGTTCCATTATAACCAAAAAGAGTTTGTCCTACTAGTTTAAATGGATCACCACTGACCAATCTACCAAAAAGAACTTTTCTACGTACATAGTCTGCACTTGAAGGTTTTATCAAATACTCCTCAAGGTCTATGATTTTTGGATCAACACCATATAAAACATTAAAAAGTATTCTAAATGATTCTTCAGTTCCTTTACTTTGATATAATGACTTAGACTCTTTAATAAAATTACCTACGTTCAAACTAGATACAAAATTAGTATCCTCTAACCCTGGAGTATAATATGATTTTACCTTTTTAAAAAATTCCTGTAAAAATAAAGCACTAAGATTCTTTACCTCAGATCCACTTTCATGAGATGAAATTTCGGTTTGTTTAAATACAAGATTTTTCTGACTACCATCGTTGATATAAGAATCTATTCCACTAAATCCTCTAATGCAACCAGTAAATGAAGAGGTTGTAATTCCGGTATATGTAATAATCTCATCATCAATTTTCAATAAACCATACTTCGGGGGAAATCCAACTGTACTTGAAACAAATATTTCGTCATCTAGTTCGAAAACATCACTAGTTAAAGTATAAGTGCCAGAAATAATATCCGCAGATAAATTATCAAGCTTTATGTACTGATCAAGATTTTCAGAAAGGTCGGATGGTCCACCTTGGAATTCTTGCGAGATATAATATTGCTTTAAAAATTCTGAGAAATTTTCATTTTCCGTTAAAATAAATTCAGGTATTTGATTTTCAATAACTTCACTAACCTTTACCCTTACATCAAACCCTTTGTCTAACATATTACCTCGTTAATTTACCGTTTGGATAACTTGATGTTGATGGGAATCTTGTGCCCGAAACACTTTCCCCTGAAGAAATCGTGTCTTTCTTCATATTTATAGTGGAGACGCTACTGCCAACATCAAATACAATATAAAGGTCTTTTAGTCCAATAACATCATTAGATTCCGGAAATGCTTGTATCTGAACTATTCCATCTTCAATATCTGTTGAAATAATCTTAATTGTGTTGATTAAAATTTCTCCTATATTATAATCAACAGTTCCTACAGATTTTATAACAACCTCTGTATTTTCTTGACTCTGAGTCCTCTTTACTAAGGCTAAAACTCCCATTCCACTTCCATCAGGAAGACCACTTGCATTTTTATTTGGTATATCAGTAAAATAAACAGTATCTGCTTCTCCCTCAATTTTAAATCCAGAACTTTTTATGTTCAGACCCTCAGGTTTAATATGAAATTCATTTCCAAAACAAACTTCATATTGGGCAAAATTATTTAATGATGCCTTCATATCCCTTCTCATTCTAACCTTAGTAATGTTAGAGGTGATTGCATTGTCTGTGTTATCAATTACCTGCTGAACCTTACTATACTTAAATCTTCCTCCAAATTTACCTAAGTCGCTTGAGGCAGCATATGTATTGAGAGAAGATATAACTGAAGATTTTAAGGTATCGGCAGTGTTTACAAAAGAGCTATTATAATAAATTGAAGAATCAATTTCAACATATAATATCTTAAGGTCAACTATTCTTTGATTTATCCCCGAAACAGAATAATTTTTTAACTGAGAAATAATCTGCGTTTTAGTAAAATCTGATAAGAAGGTTCCATTTTTTGGTTTAATTGATAAAATAACTGAACCAAACTCAGGTGGATCTAATTCTTCCCCACCAACAACAGAAACTGATTCCGTATCTGGATATATTTTTTTAATAATAGTTTTATAGTCTCTTGCTGTTACAGCTCTGTTTTGAGAACTATAATACTTGGGTGCATAGTTTTTAATAGAATCTACAGACTCTATGCTAGACCCCTCACGAGAACTTTGTAATGCGCTTACAATAACTGTTTCTGAAGGAACTACTGTAGCACCACTTGAAGACGTAAAACTTCCGGAGAAAGAAAAATTAGATGCGCCATTTCCACTCTCACCATTTGTTACAATATATGAAACTGTTACTTTCCATCCGTTTCCTAGTTTCTTTCCAAAAATACCATCACCAAATATTATTTCATACTTTTCATCTTTTATTTCTTGAAGTAAATATACTTCAGAATCTTTATTAACATCAATTATATTATCTACTAATTGATACTCTCGACCTAAACCACTTTGATTTTCCTCAGAAATATAGACTCTAATTGAGGATGTGTCAATAAATGGATTATCTAATATAAATCTTTGCTTTATTGAATTGTCAATTGTAAATTGCTTTGTTAAATATGTCCCCTCATATACATTAATATTAACAAAATCTGCTACTCTTTCACCAAAATCTTCACCAACACCTCCAAGTAAAGGTGCATTTACAGTTATATCTTCGGGAATTGAAAATACATATGAACTATTAGAAACATTGCCAACACAAACTAATCCGGATTTTAATGTTAATGTTTGAGAATCACCTACAAATGGCACAGAGAATGTCACTACTGCTTTTGATGACTTTCTAGATCTTGGAGTATATCCAATATTTCTAGCCAATGAAACTACATTCTCTCTAAGAGTTGCTGAGTCCAAAAAGGACTCATTTGCAACCATATTCGAATTAAATGCTGTAATATATGTGTTATATGCAAGTATATCAATTAAAATAGAAAAGTTAGATCCTTCGAAGTCAAAATCAGTAAAATTAGAATTTGCACGAAGATAATCCTTGATAGAATCTCTTATCTGATCAAAATCTAGATTGTTAAATTGAGTAAAAGGCATTTTACTATCTCGTTGCCTCTAGAATAAAGTTTATCGTTTGTGTTGGAAAATCTTGTCCCACAATATCAAATATTAATGTAACTTCGAAAGTATTATCATCCGGTTTAGGATCAACTTCTACAATTAAATTATCAATTCTTGGTTCATAATTTTCAATTACAGTTTCAATCTGATTTTTTATATTTGCGGCACTTCCAAAATCTACAAAATCAAAAAGACTTGATCTAACATTTGAACCAATCGTAGAATTAAAAAATCTTTCTCTTGGTATAGTTTCAACTAAATTACGAACCGATCTTACAATAGCATTTTCATTTCTCAATATAGTCAAATCATTTGTTACAGGATGTGGTATAAAGGACAGACTAATATCTCTAAATGATCTAGATATCCTTTGAATTGCCATTTTTTGAATTATTTATATTTAATTCTAGAAAGAACCGTATATAGGTTCTGCACCATACTCCCAATCATCATAATCTTCATCGTTACGAATTTTTTCATGTAATTCTTGCTGCTTTTTCAAGTTATGCTTAGGTGCCAGGTCATGCATAACCTCTTGAATCACTCTTTTTGGTGGCACATTATCATAATCTGTAATGAGATGAGTAGTTCCCCACATCTCTCTCATATAGTTTGAGTCTCTATCGACGGGTAAATTGGACATTTTAGCTCCTGTTTTAATGAATAAAACAGAACTTTTATAAAGGAGGTTGCTATCTCCTTATTTCTATTTAACGATTTATTTCCCGAAGAGTGTAATTGTCAGAATTTAAGTATTTTAGTATCTCCAGAGCAATTAATTTTGGATTTCCTTCCCCACAAGTGTACACATCCACCGCTAAACACCCATTTTCGGGCCAAGTATGGCAAGAAACGTGACTTTCTGCTAGTGCAATCACTACTGTACAACCTTGAGGTATAAAACAGTGTGAAAATACATTCAAAACGGTCATTTTTGCACGCTTAATACCATTTAACATTGCATTTTGAAGCGATTCTACATCATTAATCGCCCCAAAATCAACATCATACACCTCCAACAGAAGATGTCTGCCCATTGAAAAGAGTTCCAATTCAGTTTTTATATAAAAAGATATTTATTTTACAATTTCAATGTAATATCCACGTCTAACATCATCCAAATATCCATCTGCAGCATAATATCTTGCATCTGAATGCAAATTCGGAGAAAATTTAAGATTTTTTCTCATTATCTGATCAGATTCGTCCCAAGAAGGATATAATTTCGATCCCATCGGCAAATCCCATATCTGATCATTACCAGTTCTTAAATGAATTTCGAATGGATTTCCATTTTTTGACTCGATATTTAAATATTCTACATCTATTTCGTGCAAAAAATCTGGAAGAACGAAATTTGGAACCTCCACTTTCTCCCAAACTTCAAATCTAACCAGATTTTTTTCATTTTCATGAGTTCCTATCATTGCACTAAAAGGGACCCATTGATTATTTTCTCTTTTATAGTCAATACTATAATGATCTCCATTTAAATATTCGCACCAAAAGTAACCAGGAGGAACAAATTTATGAAGGATCATATCTTCCGTATGTAAATCAGGGTCAAGGAATTGCTTTTTTGCACCAATTCCTTGACCAAATAAATTATAAATCGGTCTTATAATATAAGACCCTTTCTTTTTGACTGGTACGCAAGCAGGTCCACATTCATATCCAAATCGCATTGCAACTTCAAGTTTGTTGAACACCCATCGGTATTTTGGATATGCTTCCCATGCTTGCGTATCGTCATCAATCATCCTTTACCCTGACCCCTATATTTCTTCCTTGCTCCATTACGAGAAGACGAAGCATACTTAGTGCCCCCTCCGTTTCCTTGACGAGACTTCTTAGGACGTCCTGGAATATAAGAACCATTTTTTAGCGATCCGCCTTTTGCCATAGTTTACTCTCCGTTAAAATTTCAGTTTCAAGATCTTCAGGTCTTGGAGAACCTGTCTGATAATATTCAATTGACAAGTCCTGCATTACATTGAAATATTCTTCCTGCGTAAGTCCTGTATATATTCTACGACCTTTACAGAGAATATTGTAAGTTTCGTTAGACATATCAAATAACTCTTGTTTTTTCGTGTCCAACGCGAATGCGAGGATCACACCAAATTTCAAATCCTGCTTCCTTTGCATCCAAACAGAATGATACATCTTCTCCACACATGTCTTGAACTTCTCCAGATTCAAAGACTTGCATCTTAGGAGCAAACCAAGGATACTTCATTTCAGAATGTTCGAAAACACCATGCTTGATCAATACCCATCCAAATCCTGTATAATCTACTGTAAATGGTTTACGACGCTTTGAAATACTTTCAAGAGTTTCATGATTCATTACACCACCATTTCCTCTGAAATCTTCTTCATCTAACCAGTGTGCCACTGATGTTGTATGACCATCTTCAGTACAATACCAACCAGCAGAAATATCCTTGTCCATCAAGACCAGTTGCCAGAATTTTTCTGTATTAAAAACAATATCAGAATCAATCCATAACTGCCAATCATACTTAAGTTTTCCATCCCAGGGAATCTGATCTGGTCCTCGAAGTACATTTGCTCCAAGACATTTGCATCTTGCAAAATTAACCATTGATGAATAGTCTTGAGAAATTTGAATATTTGCTCCTGCCTGAACTAGATCAAAACAAAGTTGAACAAAGTTTTTCAGATAGGTGTAAGAAACCCCTCTTCCAGGTAAACAGAAAACGATAGATTTACCTCTAACCATTTCCTTTGCCAAATTATAGTCCCACTCTTCTTCTTTTGTTGATGGTTGTGGAACTTTTGCTTTTACTGTAAATCCTTTAGCCATAATAGAAAGTTGTTACTTCAGTATCATACAGTATTATCTATATGCTGTCAATTAGTGCTTTTTTCTGTAAGAATTACTTCATCACCCTCTATTTTAAAGGAGATTTCTGTGTCTTCGTACCATGAAAGTTCATTCATAATTTGTTCTGGAATTGTAATATAATATTCTCCACTGATTGGATCGACCTCTATAGATTCAAAAATGTCTCCGGAATTTTTTTTCATTTTGTGTATATGAATTTACGTTTTTCAAATTATATATTGTTTTGATAATTTATATCGACTTTGCAATTAAAAAATTTTTCGAAAAATTTTTTGATTTTGAGTGTATTTACTTTTATGATTTCAAAATGCCTTTATGATTTATCGCGCTTCCGTAACACTTTATAGCCTTAGGGATCCATTGGATTTTAAATACGCCCCCGCGCCACGGGACGGCGGATACGGGGGGCACTGCCTGCTGAAACGAACGAACAGCGCCCCACTGCCTCAGCGCACGTCTGCCAGCGCAGATGCCTTAGTGGTCATAGAGGTGCCACGGGATCCTGCTGCCCCACCATGGGTCCGAACACGAGTGCTGCCGCCTTTGATCCGATCCGCCCAACGATTGGAGCGAGCACCATGGGCAGTGGGCAGGCGGCGGAAGGTCATGGCACCTGAGGCGATGGCAGCATTCAGATCGGCAGGAGTCATCACGGTGGGAAGGGTCATCATGATCGGTGAGGGGGTGTGATCTGTAGAGAGGGAAGGGGGGAGGACCCCTCACCCCTTGGCGAATGCCTCAGCATACTGCCCCGCGATGATGGCAGTCGGCACACCCCAGTGAACGAACTGAGAGGGGCGACCGTCCGCATTCTTGGCATTGTCGGAGGCAGAGACCCACACGGTCTGGCGGTCGGTGAGGCGGGTTGCTTGAGAGAGGGGAAAGCGCATCGGGTCGGTTGCGGTTTGCTTGAGAATTCTACAGGGTCGGGGCGCCAGGGTCAATACCCCAACCACACCAGGAACTCACCAGCGTCAACCCCGCCAAAGGCAGAGGTCGTGCCATAGTCGGTGCGGAAGTCATCCCACAGACCGTGCTGCTTGGCAGCGTGTGCCGCTTCAATCCAGTAGATGGTGCCGTTCTCAGGGTTGGTGATTTCAGCGATGAGATCGGGGAAGGTCATCAGGCCCTCTGTCGGTTGCTTGAGAATTCTACAGGGTCGGGGGGTCGTTTGCCAACCCCCTGAGTGTGCGGTTTCAGAATTGGACTTCCTGCAGGGTCGGGGCGCTGATGGCAGCGTAGTGGGCAGCGGCATCAGCGATATTTGCCTGCTCAATGTCGGCGGTGAGGGTCTCCAGGATTTGGAGGATTTGATCGCCGTTGCTGCCAGTGCGGAGCAGGGAGAGTGCCAGGTCGCGGGTCATCAGAATTCAGGTAGAAAGGTTGGCGGAGTCTTTAGGGGCGCTGCCATTCCCATCGGGTCAGCGTTCCAGTTGTGCCAGGGAGGAGGGAGCGATGTGAGAGGGGGAACCGCAGGAGCGATAGAATTCTACCATACGGTCTGCCTCCTCTTTACTGGTGAACCACTGGGAGCGCCACTCGGTGTGGTTGTAGGGGGTCTGGTAGCGAACTTCGAAGCGCATGGGGTGTCTTGCGGTGTGAGAGAATTCTACAGGGTCGGGAGAGGGGGTTCCTAGCCCCCGTGTGCCAGTTGCTCAGGCGGTTGCCAGGGCGGATTCCATGCAGACCTCCTGCTCACGCAGCAGAGCATAATCGAATCCCTCATCCTCCGTCAGTGCCTTATGGTAGGCGACGGCAGTGGAGCGGCAATCGAACAGGCGGAGGGAATCAAAGGACTCGCCTTCATAATCAGCGCCACCGATAACAGCGTAGACTTTCATGGTTTCGGTCCGTTTGGTATGGAAGAATTCTACAGGGTCGGAGGGGGGTCGCTGCCCCCCTGGTGGACGGTTTAGAAATCGAACACGTCACCGTTGATTTCGACGCGGTTGACCTTAGGGTCTGCCCACTTCACACCGTCAGGGGTTTCAGTACTGCCACAAGCATAGAACAGATCCAGCAGTTCTTCATAGCAGCAGACTTCGTGCTCTTGAATGTAGTCTTGAATGCTCTCATCATTCTCAATCCAGAGCACAACATTCCAGGTTTCGTAGTTAGTCCAACCATTGTAGGTGCGGTCGGTGAGGTTGGTCTGGTAGGTTGCGGTTGCCATTGGGTTGTCTGTGGTTGACTGAATCAGTATAAGGGCAGGGAGGGGGTCACCAGCGACCTTGTGTGTCACTTGCCCAACCGTCACGCCAGGCAGCGCGGGCATCATAGTCCTCGGCGCTCATCAGGTCATCATGCTCCCTCTCATCGTCGCCGTAGCGGTCGGAGATGCCGTAGGAGTCGCCGTAGGCAAAGGAGGTCGTAATCATCGGGTCCCGTTTGAACTGATAGTAGTATGGCAGCAGGCAGGGGGGAAGTCAACCCCCTGACCCATTAGTGTTGCTTATGCCATCTGAAATCGCCCGCTGTTGAAATTATGATAGGAGAATACCTCACGATTCACCAGTTTGAACATACCAAACTCATTGCTCATCACATACCCTTCAGCATCAATACGGTTGCCGTTGATGTAAGCGGCAGGACCATCATTGCGGCACAGGTAGAGGCAATCGTCTTTGATCGACTTCACCAGCGCCCACAAACGGATCAGGTTAGGGTCACAATCAAACTCATTCACATTCTCCACAGTGATTTGCTCACCAGCGCGAATGAGAGCATTGAGTTGTTGCTTAATCTTTGCTGCTTCCTTGTCAGAAACAAACTCACATGCCGTTGACATCTGACGGGCAAAATCACAGATGTCCTTTACATCAGCAAAGGAAGTCTGACCGTATGCAATGTAAGCATCAGGTTTCACAAACAGAACGTCATCAGTGCTCTGCAGATTCTCCATCAGAGGGAGTGCCCAACTGTCACGCAGATCATCGTTTGCTTCATACACCGTATGGGGTGCAATGATGACCCTTTGATTCACTACCTCTGGGAACTGGTAAGTGATAGTGTTGGACTTGTATTCAGAAGATCCACCAAACCCGATAAAATCGCCCTGGAGAATGGAGTCTGAATGAGGAAGGCAATCATAACAAGCGTGCAGAATTTCTGCAACTTCGCCAGCATAGAATTGATCGATCTCTTCATGATTGTGAGCGATGCGGATCTTTACTTTGTTAAAGACTGCTTTGGTGCCAACGAAAAACTTACCGTTTGCGGGATTTGTGCCCCAAACAATAGCGGGAGCACCGTCAATCTTAACACTGAGAGTGCCACGATTAACGAACCAATCCAGAACGTCAAGGTTGCCCGTGAGGATGACATCTTCAGGATGCTCAAGGTGTGTGTTTTTCATGCTCTTAGTATGGCAGGGATTGGTGCCGATTGCAAGGGGGTGTGTGCCACCCCCTCAGGTGTCACCCCAAGAAGGTGGCAGGGTTGCCGTAGTCTGCGATGACCATGCCATTCTGGCGGATCTCACAGTAACCATATTCCTCACTGAGAGAGTAGCAGAGGTCGTAGGCACGATCCTCATCGGTGGTAGTGTTCTCCCAGGGAGCAGAGGGGCAGATCACGTCGTAGCGGGTCATCGGTGTCGTTTGAACTGAGATCAGTATAGAGGCATCAGGGGGGACTGAGATCCCCCCCTTGTGCAGGTTCTTAGAGTGTCACTCCTCCAGCAGTTCAGGATAGTGATCACTAATCTCAGTGATCAGTTCCTCTTCAGTATAGTTGGTGAGGTTTTCCACCAACGTATCAAACACGAACTGTTCCATGGTTTTCATGTCCATGCTGTCCATCAGTTGTTCAGCATAACGATCAACCAGAGTG